AAATGATCTGGCAGCCTTCTCCGCGACGAAGAGGTAGCGTGCCTGCACCGTCAATCGTCTCAGACGCGTTGGGGTCAATGGTGATGACGTCGGCAGTTGTTGTCGACGTATTCCAAATCCAGCAGTTGAACCCACTGCCGAGCGTTGCGGCCGCAGTCAACGCCACCGTGAACGTGCCGCTGGTGCAGTTGATGATGGTCCCGAGATCACCGGCTACAACGGTGTAAGCGCTGGTTTTGTTCTGGATGCTCAGGGTTGCGGAGCCGCCGCCACCTGCGGTCGCCCACGATGCGTCAGTTCCGTTTGTGGTCAGGAACTTGCCGCTGTTGCCGCTTTGCGATGGCAGAAGCGCGTTGACCGCAGCGTTGGCCGTCGTCTGACCGGTCCCGCCGTTGGCGATTGCGACGGTGCCTGTGACGTTGGAGGCTGTCCCGGTCGTGTTCTGGTTGAGCGTTGGAACGTCAGCGGCCTGGATGGTCGACATCGCGACGTTGGTGCCGTTGCCGCGCAGGAATTGCCCTGACGTCGTAGCACCGGCCAGGCCGTTCAACGCAGCCTGGCGTGTCGTCTGACCGGTCCCGCCGTTGGCGATGTCGAGCGTGCCGGTAACCGGGTGGTCCGCGTTCCAGTCGGAGGGCACGACCTCGCCGGCCGCCACGGCGGCCGGGTCGTCGAGGATGGCGCTGACCTTGTTGTGCTTGACGGTCAGGGGCACGGATTACCCCAAAAGCTTGGCGATCTGCGCCCTCGCGGTCTCGATCTTGGCGGTGAGCTCGTGCAGCTCCTTTGCCGCCGCGTCGCGCTGGGCTTCCGCGTCGGCGGCTTGAGCCTGCAGGGCGTTGCGCCGGGCCTCGGCATCGAGCTCCAGCGCGGCGAGCTTCCTCGATTGCTCGGCGATGCGCTTCTGTGCGGCTTCGAGCTCGGCCTTGCCGGCCACCTTGGCGGCGTCCTTGGCCTTGATCGCGGCCTCCTCGGCCGCCTGGCGCTCGGCGACGAGCTGGGCCAGGGTCTTGGCGTGCGCGGCTTGCGCAGCTTCGAGCTGCTCGCGCAGCTTGTCGATCGCCCCGGTCAGCTCGCGCTGGTTCTGCTCCAGGCCCTCGACGGCGACGGCCACCTTCTCGGCGTGCTCGAACGCCTTGTAGACGCGCAGGCCCTTGCGCAGCTCGATCAGGACTTCTGCGGTGTTCATGTCAGCCCTTCAGGAACAGGTAGGCGGCCAGGTTCGTCGTGCCGTCGCCGGCCGTTACGCGGGGGCGCACGTAGCGCGTGGCCTCGCTGATGGCCTCGATCGACGCCGAGGTCTTGCTGATGGTGTTGCCCTGCGGGTCGGTCAGCGTCACCCAGTTGGTGCCGTCGTTCGAGCCTTCGAGCACGACCGTGCCGCCGGTGCCGAACGTGCCCGCGAACTGGATCGTGCGGTCGGTGTAGGCACCGTACTCAAGCGCAGCGCCGTCATCCCCGTTGAGCAGGCCGGTCCACGAGACCAGCGCGCTCTCGCCGGGGAACGAGGCGTCGATGAGTCGACGGCCTGCGATGGTCGAAGAACGGGTCGGCATTCAGGTGCTCCCTCAGACGAGGTTTTCGATCGGGCCGGTCGGCGCTTCCTTGCCGATCTGCGAGAGCGCCACCGGCGCCTCGCGCTTGCGCGCGGGGCGGGCCGGGGCGACTGCGGTGACCGAATCGATCGAGACGAACCAGGCCGCCTTCATCGTGTCGGGCACGTCCAGGACATCGCCCGGGCGCACACGGCAACCGTTGTGAAAAGCGGCTTGAGTCGCTCGAACCTTCATCGGTCACCCCTCTCGATCAGAGCTGGCTGGGCGCGTCGTAGGCCTTCCAAGCCGCCGGCGTCGGGGTCAGGAAGGCGTCGATCGCGCCGGCCGTGATGGCCGCCGTGCCGGTCACTTGCTGGACGCCCAGGTAGCGCTCGTAGACCACGCCTTCGATCGGCAGCGCAAACACGCCCAGGACCGTGCCGGCCTTGAGTGTGGTCGTGCCCGTGCCCGTGCCCGTGGTGAAGGCGCGGGTCTGCAGGTGGGTCGACTGCGTGCCGTTGGTCGCTATCGAGGCGCTGTCGTCGGAGACGAGCTGGAACTGGACCGTGCCGGCCGAGCCGGCGGTGATGCCGGTGGCGACCTGCAGGACCAGATAGAGCTGGTCGCCGGCTTCGCCGATGCCACGGCCGGCCAGGCCGAGGTCGATCTGGTCGGCCAGGTTGTAGGTGCCGGCGGCGCCGGTGTTGAGCGCGGTGGCGTCGCAGAACTCGGTGCGTTCGTCGAGAATCATGGTGAGGTTCCTCTCAGGGTTGGTTGCGGCGACGGTGGCTTAGACCACCCGGGCCTCGGTGTTCAGCAGCGCGTCGGTGCGCATCACCGGGATCTCGTCGAACGTCAGCACGCGCTTGCCGGCGACGGTCTCGAACGTGAGGTTCGAGGCGACCTTCTCGAGGATGCCCAGGCGCAGCTTCTCGCGGATGTTGCGGTTCACGTAGAACGCAGCGCGGCCTGCGCCGAAGCTCGGGATGCGCTCGGCCGCCTGGATCATCCAGTTGATCAGGTTCTTCGTGTTGGCGACCGTGGTCAGGTCGGACACGTCGACGTTGGCGATGCGCACGATGTAGCGCCAGTCGCGCACCGTGAGACCGCAGTCCCAGCGGTAGTGCGAGCGGTACATCTGCGCGCGGCCCGAGGCGCCATCGACGTTTTCGACCGTCACCTCGCCGAGGTCACGCATCTGCACGCCGCCGGTGCTGCCCTTCGGGTAGATGCCGTGGCAGGTGTTGGGGCCCCACACGACCAGCCAGATCGAGGTGTTGTCGGTGCTCGAGCCGCCGGCGTCGATGATGTTGTCGGCGTTCTGTGCGGACAGCGAGTTGAACCGCGGGGCGAAGCCGGTGAAGGCCTCGGGCTCGGTCGTCTCGTTGCCGTAGAACAGCGTCTGCGCCATCTCCTGGCTCATCGACTCGATGAACGCCTTGTCCTCGGACAGGCGGAACGCCGCGGCGTTGCCGTTCAGGTCAGCCAGCGCCTTGTCCACCTCGGCGTAGGCTTCCAGCATGCCGCAGGAGTCGGTGACCTGCGCGGTCGTGCTCTTCGACGGCTGGACGCCGCCGTACAGCTTGCGCCAGGTCACGCCGGGCAGCCCGGTGCGCACGGTCGTCTTGTGGCCGGTCGGCAGGTTGCCTTCCATGAACGTCATGTCGTTCAGGACGGGGTTGGTGGCGGCCAGCAGCTCGACGATCTTGTCGATGTTGAGGCTGGGATCGAGACGTGCAGAGACGTCGATCAGGGTCGGGTTGTTCGCGGGAAGGGCGGCCATGTTGGGCTCCTATCGATTCATGGAGGGGAACAGACTCTTCGCGAGGTCACTTTCGGTCGCCGCCCCCTTTGAGGTGCCGCGCACAAACGTGTCCTCGCTCATCGCTTTGCCGATGCGCCAGGCCAGCTTCACGACCTCGGGGTGGTTGCCCAGCCCTGTCGAGTTCAGCAGGTCCTTCAGCTCCGGTGTCGCGAATTGGTCGATGGCCTTCTTGGCGACCGACAGGTTCTCGGTGAGCTTCTCGCCACCGATCTCCTTGTCAGCCCTGACCTGCTCGGCCCATCCCGTGACCAGCGTGGTGTGAGCTTCGTGCTGTTCTTTGGCGCGATTGGCGGCCAGCTCGACCAGCTTCTTCGCGGACTCGGCCGGGAGCTTCAGCTCCTTGGCCAGCGCCTTGAACTCGCTCGCACCCTTCTCGTCAAGGGCGACCCCTTCGGGCAACTCGAACTCGACGTCGACGTCAGTGGCTTCCGGCGGTGTAGTGGGCGCCGGCGTGCCCTCTGCGGGCGTCGTGCTCGATGGACTGGACTCGGCCCCAGTCGTTGGCGGCTGTTCCCCGGGGGTCGTGGTCGGTGTCCCGGTTCCCTGCTCTGTCATCAATTCGCATACTCCTTGAGGAGTCTCACGTAGCTCTCAGGCGCGATTTCGAGGATCTCTGCCATGAGGAACAGACCAAGGTGACGCTTGCCTTCGTTGAAGGCCATCACACTGCCGCTATGGTTGAACGACGTGCGATGCACCCCAGACTCCTCAAGCAGACGGCTCACGATGCGCCGCCCTTGAGCGTGGGCCATCAGCCACTTGAAATCTTCGACCTGTTGCTTGCGCTTGAGCGCCTGCCCTGCTTGGGCCTGCTGCTGTTCGCGTTCGTCAACGGGTTCGATTGGATCTCGCATGGTCGACGGGCCGCATCGTAGGCGCGAGCCGCTTGTTCACGGACACGCTACTTCTTGCCGCCCAGCAGAGTGCCCTTGCGCTTGTCGGCCGCATGGAACTCGCGCGCCACCTTCACGGGCACGCCGGCAGCCTTAGCCTTCTTCGGGTCCTTGGCCAGCATGGCCATGAAGCGCGCCTGCTTGGTGCTGACACTTGGCATGTCAGTCGTCGATGCGGTCGACGGTCAGGAG